ATCTTCTTTTTCCACGCCGTATTTTTTAATAAGATCTTTTCGTTGTTCATCAATAAACATAATCTGTTTTTTGATAGATTCTAACGTTTTTTTGATGTGGTAAGCCTGCTTGACTGGCAAGTTGGTATTTAATAATTTGCCTAATGCCTGCTGTGCTTCTAAAATTTGTTTGTTTTTTAATTTCATAAGTTTTTCCTCCTATTTTTGTACAATTTTTACGGTTACTTTTTTATACCAATAGATGTCATCATCTAATGTCCCGATGTGCTCTTCGCTAAGTGTTCCACGATAAGAGGCGATAGTAAATCCTACACCATTGCCACCGTTAAAAATGAGCGGGAAATATCCAGCAATCACATTGTTTTCGATTTTTTTCATTTCCGTATCCTGGAGTATTCCCCACTCGATGGTTAATGTCTTCTTTTCTTTGACGACATCACCCTCCATGTCGCCATTAGCTACACGTCCAGTATTGCTGGACCAAATGATTTCATCGTCTGTCTTAATAGATACAGGTGCAGGCAAAGCCACACCGTTTGCTGTCAATATTGCCATTCCTGCGCCTCCTATATGTCAATAGGGCACTTGCCGTTTTTACGTGTGTCCTTGTTTACGTTATCAACTACTTTTTTTGTTACTTTCTCACTATCCATATAAATATCCGTGTCCTTGCTTTCTACAGCTTGCTTAATTTCATCAAACTTCTGTTTCAAGCTCTTAATTTCTTCGACCACTTCCCCTAGAGATGTTTCGCTGCTTTGCCGTTCCTCTTTCCATGCATGTTGAACATTTAACGACCTTTCGCCAGCAAATGCTATCGTAGGTTCTTGTAAAGATGCCTGCATAGCACTAGACATAGATGTAGCAAGAGTTTTTACTCTATTGATAAAGGTAGGCGTGCTTGATTCCAGAGTACTGGATAGCCCTTGCATCATATCCGGCATCCACTTCTCATACTCACGTAACGGCCCAACGTCTGGGCGGGAGAAGTGTAACCACTGTGATATGATGTTTGCTGCATTGCTCGCTGCATTTGACACTAAATAGGTAGCATTACGCATCCCCTCAGACATTCCGGACATCATGTCCTTACCCCATGTTGGAGATAAATTTTTGAGCCCCTTGAGCCATGATGTTGCTTTATTCACAGTTGTTTCTACGGCTGATTTGATGCTAACCTTTTTTGTACCATCTGACATGCCTAGCATCATGCTCTTACCACGACTTCCCGCTGTTTTTTTCGCGCTGTCGCGTATCCAGTTTAACGCCTTATCGATCGATGACTTAACAGCTGACTTAATGTCAACGTTTTTAACACTATTTTTTGCACCATTCATCATCAATTTGCTTTTTTCGGTAAAATTTATCTTACCAGTAGTGCCCATCCAAGATGCCACCTCGTTAAGCTTTTTTGTGATGATCGTTTTAATGTCCCCTGTTTTATCTGTAGCGCTTGTCTTCATTGCTTTCATATTTTCGCCAAATTTATCAGCAGTAGATTTAGACTTATTGCCTACAACATTTTTAATATCATCTCCAATAGATGACATCGTATTAAACATAGTTTTGGTATCAGCTGCTACCCCTTCTTTGGTGAGGCCTAGTTTTTTGCAAACCGTTGACTTAATCCCTTCCCATGTTTTACCTGCACCTTCTTTCAGATCATCCCATTTATCACTTATGCCTTTTTTGATATCCCCCCATGTCTTGCTCGCTTTTGTCTTTAGCCCATCCCAAGTCTTGCCAATAGTGGAAGAAATGCCTTTCCACGCTTTGCTTGCAGTAGATTTGATGCCATTCCAAACCCCACTGATAGCTTTACCAATGCCGCCAAATATGCTAGGTATTAAACCAATTAGTCCTTTAATTGCTGATTTTATACCATTAAGCAAGCCTTGTATCAAATAACCACCGATTTCAACCATAACCGTTGATGGGCTGTGAATACCAAATAAATCTTTTATTCCATTGATAAATGGATCAACGATATTTGTTTTTATCCAGTCTATCGGATTGCTAAAAAATTCTTTTAGACCGTTGAAAAATCCTTCGCCGATATTTTTTGCAAGTTGTGCTACAAATCCTAATATCGTTTTGGTCAATCCTACTATGGCTTGGCCAATAATAAGTGCTAGCTTAGCTAATAGCCCTATCCAGTTAATGTTACACAAAAAGTCAGCAATGCTTTGCCCTAGTTTAACCCAGTCAAATGTAGCTATCGTTGTGATCAATAGCTTAAGTGCGCTATTTAAACCGTTGCTTAATGTTTTGCCTGCATTAGCCCATTTTACGCTACGCAGAAAACTATTAAGCCCGTTGCCAAACTTAGTGCCTATAGATACCCAATCAATGCCAGTAATAAAGTTATTGATCGTTGTTATTAGTCCTGATAAACCAGTGCCTAACGTCTTCCCAAGGGTCACCCAATTTATTTTATTAACTAAGCCCATTACACCATTGGCCAATGCGAACCCAGTACCTTCCCAGTCAGCTGTTGTAACAAAACCATACAAAGCATTAATACGCGCCTGGAAATATGCTCCAATAGTGCGCCCAAGGTTATCCCAGTCTACTTCATGTACAAGGCCATTTAGTCCAAGTGCTATAGCTTTACCGATATTTTCCCAGTTGACGCCTTCCATTAACAGTTGTATTGTTTTAGCAATAGTATTGATACCTGTACCAAACATTTTACCGATATTTTCCCAGTTGATGGTTTTTATCAAACTGTTAAACAACTCACAAAATCCTGTCATAAAAGCAGTAATCTGAGTGCCGACGTTATCCCAGGATATCCATTTTGTAAATGATGTTACAGCCTTGTTGACCTGTTGGCCGATGACCTTTCCGATACCAGCATAATCACCTTTTGACCATAAATCTTTGAGTTTTTTCACCCACTTGTTAACAACATTTTGGTTAGGATCAGTCGGCGTATAGACAGGCGCTTTACTACCTCCGCCACCGTTGCCCCCTGATGCGCTATCTTTATCATCAAGTTTGTTTATCTCATCAAACCCCATTAAGGATCTACGTGCTTTTTCAGTGGCTTTTGATGCTTTGTCTGCTGTTGATCCATAAGCGCCCATTGCGTCTTTTGCGGCATAAATACCAGCAGTGGCCTGCTTTGTCGATGACATCGACTTACCAAAGATTGCCGACATAAAGGCAGCGATATATCCTGTAATAGTGGACAAAGTAGACATAAGAGCATTTAAAGCAGGCATTATAGCATTAAATATGGGTGTAAATGCCGTTGCTAGGTTAGATCTTATTTGGTTAAGACTATTTGCAAATGCGGTATTTGTCATCAATGTAGCCCCGAGGTTTTGTCCTAGTGCCATGATACCACGACTTACAAGAGGGAAAATCAGCGAGAAGATGGTAAATGACTTAATCAATCTGCCGATTCCCATGCTTGCACGTCCTATACCTGATGATGCTTTTTTAGATGACGAATTAAGCCCTAACAATTTAGCAGTGAATGACACTAAACGTTTTCCTGCGTTTTTTAGCCCTTGACCTAATTTATAAAGCCCTTGGCTTGCTAGCGACAACATAGAACCGCTTAACCTTTTTAAACCTGCAGTTGCCAACGAAGATGATACAGGAAACTTATTAATAACACCGCTTAATTTGCTTCCGGCTCGCGTCGATGTCATAAACTTGCTTCCAAGACTCCTTATAACTGAATTAAGTCGTTTCATTGAGCTTGTTGGTCCACCACTCGCAAGTCCTAATAAAACACTCTTGAACTTAGCAAATCTTCCACTTGCTTGCATTGAGGACATTGATGTTGTTGCCATTTGTCTATCCATAGCACTTAATGCCTGGTTCATTTCGATAATTTTAGTTTCACCTGATGAAATGCTACTCTTTAATTTTAATATCTTATTGCTGAAATCTAATGATTTTCCTTCGTATCCTTGTGCTTCTATCTGATAAATCTTATCTTTTAAAGCGTCCATTTTAGGTAATGCTGAATTGATTTCTTGTTTTAGTGATCTAATTTCATCATCAATATCTATTTTCTGACGTAATGATGTGACAGCAGTCATTTTTTGTTTTAAGATATCAATCTTTTCTGCTGCCAAATCTGTTCCTGTAGCTAATTTATTAAATTGGTCGTTCAAACTCGTTAAAGAATTTGCTTTTGATGATATGTTAGCATATTCTTCTTCTAGCTTTGTCAACGCATCTTTTTGATTTTTTATTATCTGAGATGTAATACTAATCTGATTTGCAAGATTTGTTTGCTGTGCATGCATTACTTCTGTATTCATAGATAAATCAATTTTAGGCTTTCTCACACTTAAAGAGGGCGGTCCTCTTACTGGATTGCTCTTAGCTGTTGCTGTTTTAGGTATTGGCTGGTCTTCGGCTTGATGATAAGGCATCTGTACACCGGACATTTGCTTGACCATGCTAGCCATTTGCTCTACAAACGCTCTCATCTCTAGCTTAGTACGATCAAGACAAGACTTTACTGCCTCTGTCATTTTGTCCAGACTAGCAACGAGGCTCTTCCGCAAGTTTTTAAACATATCACCACTCATCGAGTCAACTTGTTTACGTATCCTGTCAGCTAACTTACTGGCCTCAGCCTGTATATCATCATCTAAATTAGATTTAACCTCTAGATCCATCTGTATGGATCCTGCACTGGTTGCTCCCATATAGTCACCTACCTTTCTGACATGAAAAGAAGTTATGATGCCATAGACTTAAACATAGCCTTCATTTGCATCATAACTTCTTCTTTGTTCATTTGTTTCATTGTTTCTTGTAATTGGCGATTACGCCATTCAATGCGTATACGATTTTGCTCTGATGAAAAGTGTTCTAATACATCTTCGTCATCCTCTGCACGTATCTTGATGATTTGACCTAATGGTGTTTCCGGCATGATTCCCGATAACAAAGTGACAAATTCTCGCCACTCCATGTCATCATCGTCTGTAGCGTATAAATCCTTTTGAGGATACTGCATGGCAAATGATGCCTCTATCAAGTCCCAATCATCAAAGATGTCATACCAATGGTCGGTTACTTTTTTTCTTCTTGTTCCTCTTTTTCAAAATTCGTTTCTTCGTCGCCAATTGCTGCCATGATTACATCAATGATATCTTGCATAACAGCAAATGTGTAATCTTGTTCGGCAATATAGGCAGCCGCTTCATCACCTAGTCCCATTTTGATGATGTGGTCCATCATTTCCATATCTTTTACAGGATCGGTTTCTTCTTTTCCCTTTTTCTCTGTTTTACGGATATATGCCATCATACACAAGACATTTGTCTTTTTCGTATTGATAGGATATTTATGTTCTTCATCCAATACCACTGTTGGCTTTTCGTTACGACGTTTCAGTCGCTCAACGATATTATACTCTCTTGCCATGTTTACCTCCTACACAGTTGGTGCTGGTGCCTCTGTAAAAGAAGGTTTACCATCCACGATCATATCAAACTCTAACGGTGCGACATCCTGTGATTCGCCACCTAAAAAAGATTTAATATCCAGTACACAATCAAATGTCAGCTTGCTACCATCTGGGAACTCTACAGCAGCCTTGGACGAACAGTTAAGTCCATCTTTAAAGGCCACAGACGCCACATAATCATTGCCTGGGTCGCCCACATTACGTTTGCCCTTTAAAGATACTGTCATGCTCTTACCAGTCATCAAGGCACGTCCCCATCCTTTCATATCCATAGGATTCCATTTTGAGGTGTTCCCTTCGATTGACAAAGAAAATGTTTCCATGTCCTTAATTGTTACCATATCTTGTTCTGTCGAATCCTTGCCTTTTGTTCCAATTTTGAAATCAAGATCAAATACCGGGAAAACTCCACTTTTTACTTTTGCCATAAATTACTCCTTTCGCTCATATGTGAGCCATGTTTCGATTACATATTCGTATATCCCATTATCGTCCGTTCCGACGCTGATGGGTTCGTCGCTTCTCATATCACATTTTACAATCTGATAATCACCTATCACAGGCTGTTTTCCATAAAATAAAGCGAGCACCTCTTGAGCAACACGCTCAGTTTCATCAGGATTTTTTGACCAATGTACAATAATAGATACACCTTTTACAGCTGTACTGGTATTTTGTAAACCGCCTATGGCCAATTTGCCACGATTGCTAGTTAGATTACGTACGCAGATTGTTTTTTCGTTAGATGCATCATAGGTTCCTATTTTCCAAACATCCGCTGATACTTGTTCTTTAAGCCAGTCTTTGACATCTTTTAGTGTCATCATTTGATAAGACCCCCAGATTCTTGTTTTAAGAATTTTGCATAGGTATCTTGTACCCACTGTTTGCCATCACCGTCTAGGTAATAGTCCATCCAATGGTCCTGCGCATTGACATTTTGTGTGCGCTGAAATGTTGCACCGTCAAGATTAAAATACCAACGCCTTGCATACGGAGTGTCAAATACTATACTAGTAACGATTTCAACATCAATGTGATTATCGTCAACAAAACCACTGCGTTCTAGTTCACCTGTGTCTTTTGGTACAACACCACGTGATTTTATATCAGCAAGCATAGCCTCTGCCGTAAGATATAAAGCTCGTTTTTTAGCTTTTTCTAACTGTGCTATTGCATCACGATTTATTTTGACTTTAACATTAGTCACTTTCACAATAAATCTACCTCTGTTGATACGATAAAGCCCATTACAGATGGCTTACTAACCTTGTAGATTTGCTTTTTCTCATCGCCAATCTTTACGTATCCTTGTGGTGCATTACCAATAAACTGTACATCACCTTTGATAATTAACTTACCAGTGAGTTCAATCTGTTTGCTATCAGCATTAAAGACATATTTTGATGTTTGGTCATACTTAGCCATACCATCATACACTAATGTTTCGATTGGTCCTTGGTCCTCTGTATCCTCTTCCTGATATATCTCAATGTACGTTGTTAGCTCTTGATCAGGAAAAGGAAAAGGACACGTGATTATAGCACTCGGCATCTTAATCCTGTGTCCTCTAATAGATTGATAATCTCTTGTGTGGTACTGATACCGCCATAAGTTACATTGGCCAACTCAACTCGCGTACTACCTGCTGTGTATGACTTTAACGGATTATTGATATAAGCACCATACTGTTTTAAGTAATCGGCCTGTAAGCAAGTTGCACGACTAATTAACTCTTGCTGATAAGGTGATAGGTTATCAAATCCTTTACCCTTGATACGGCCAAAACATAAATGGTCAATATCATATTCAGCCGATTTAAGTGCTTTATTTAATTTTTCTTGTGATATGAGTGTTCCACCGTATTCGGTGGTGTAATATTCGGGTGTAGCGTACATGCTATTCATCTGCTTTCTTTAATTCCTCTAATTCTTTTTCAACAGCTTTTAGCTTATCCTTTAAAGCTTTATTTTTTTCTAATACTTTTGGATCAGCAGATTTCTTAAGTTCTGCATTCTCCTTTTTCAAAGCCTTGAATTCTTTTTCTGAAATAGATGTTTCATCATTATCTAGACTTTCTTTAATATCATAACCATGCTGTTCAAACCAATTAATAGTGTCAGGGTTGCTACAATCCCCTACACCATTAGCAAATGCTACACCAGCAGAAATGCCAGTGTAATTTTTATTAGGTGCAATAATTTTCATATTATTGTACCTTAATCTTTCTCATGATTCCTGCTGCTTTTGTAGCCTTTAAAACAACAGCCG